CTGGTAGACTATTGTCTTTGGGATACAAAGCAATAGTATCTATATTATCGCTAAAACTACTATATGGTGCTTTGCCAAGTTTAAATCCATAATGATCAGCTAGCTCACGAATATGATCAATACGACCAATCATATCCATACCAACTGCTACACCTATATGTTTCACAATTCGTTCTTCCAATCAAATCCAACGTAATATTCCATCAAAATTTCCATTGCATTTTTATAGCGATGGTTGTGTTCAAGGTCTTGTCTTTGATAATCTCGCAGTTCTTGTGAGGATTCTAAATTTTCAATATCTGAGCAAAGACTTTTGTAATCTTGAATAAGAATACTTTTCATTAGTCCATCTACTGCTTCATTTGTTAATTCCACTTGCATTTTGGCTCCTAGCTTGTCTACATGCTTCACGCATTTCGTTAGTAAAGTCTGGACTGATTTCACTTAATCCGCAATTAATCCAGACACCTTCTGGTCTAAATTGGAAAAACAAAGATATAATTAATGTAATTGCTACTATAGCTGCAATTACCGCAGCAAAGTTTTTCACTTAATATTATCTTTCTTTAAAATATCAAATACTTTTTCATCGTCTTTTTTAAATTCTTGCCACATGTTTTTTGCACCCCACCACATGAATTTAAGCACCGCAAGAAGATTTACACCCACGGCAATACTCCAAAAAATATCACGAGTGGCACCCTCTCCGGCAGTAAGTCCTGCTGCCAAACAAAAAGCAGAAGTAAAAATTAATGCTTCAAACAAACCGCACTTACTTACAAACCATTTTACAAAACGCCATATTCGTTTCATTATATTCCTTTCGCAGCTTGTTCATAATGTGCCCAAATCCCCCACGGTGGTTCGCAGTTAGGATTACCTTTGATGATCCAGCAAGTTTCACAATACTGCTCTTCTCCCCACTCACCAAATGGCATACCATCAGTAAACATAATAAACTTCTTGGGTTCAATACCATTCTCTTTCATGAACTCCCAATTAGCCATAAAGTCAGTACCACCACCGCCCATTGGTTCATACTGCATAATATCATCAATATTATCGCTAGTATAAGTTTTAACATTGTAAATTTCAGTATCAAAACACCAGATAGTAACTTTGTACTCTTGGAATTGTTCCATGATACCTTTTACTTCGCTTAAAAATGCACGACTATCTTCTTCACTAATTGAACCAGATTGATCTAATGCAATACATACATCAATCATTTCGCCTGGTTTTAATCCTGGCATAACAGCATCCATATCCCAACCACGACGACTAGGACGTGCCCATGTAAAATCATTTTTTACTACAGATTGAATTTGTTGATTAATCAGTTCACGCCAATCAATTACTGGCTCAGTCAAATCTTTGAGCAATCGTTTTACACCAGAAGGCACATTACCTGCCCCTGCAGCTTGTGCAGCAGATATTACAGCACCTTTCATTTCATCACGAATAGCTTGTGCTTCTTCTTTGCTTAGTTTTGGACGACCTTTACCATCTTTACTTTCACCATCGCCTTGACCGTCTTCTTCGAGGTGATCATCAAGAAGCATTTGTTCAAGTTGTTCCATGTTAATTTTGTCAGCATTCTTATAAAGATCATCATATACTTCTTCATATGACCAACCTTTGTATTTTGCATCAAACAAAATAGGAACAACAGAAATTTTATCCCCAATACGTTGCTCTATCAAATCACCATTCACTACATAATCAGCAGCAATGTTAGACATTTTTGGAAGACGATCACCACGGCGACCGATATGATCATAAACAGCATGAAGAACTTCGTGACCAACTAGAAATTCTAGCTGTTTCAACGGCATATTGTTTACAAATTCAGAATTATAATAAAATTTACGACCATCAGTAGCAGCAGTACTACACCATTCATCAGCATTAGTTAGAGTCATACGAGTGGCAAGAGTACCAAAGAATGGAGCCTTGAGCAACAAACCGATACGTGCAGTCGTGAGTTTTTCACGTGCAGCAGCATCAATCTTGGGATCAGTAATGGTATGAACTTTTTGTCGTTCTGCGGTAACGTTTGACATGTTTTATTCCTTAATAATGAATGATGATATTATATCGCAAAAATCTATTTTTGGTCAACTTGTAATTTGAGTTGCACAAGTTATTTGGGGAGCCGAAGCCCCCCATTTTTATTACTTGCTCGAACCGGCAGCAGCCAGAACATATTTGCCGTACTTCTGATGAAACTCATCAAATGAAGGCATCTTGCCAGGCACCATAGGAAGGTTATAGGTAGTCAGTGCAACACGAGCACCCATAACAGTAACTTCGGTAGTGAAGTTATCCATCATAAAACGTAGAAAGTTATCTGCCATTTTATGGAAGTCAGCAATCTTGTCTTTGCCGTTCTTCTGGTAATAATCTTGCAGTTCATAGCACATAGATGTAGTCAGCGAATACATTGCCGATACTTCTTTAGTTTTAAGGTCTTTGACCTTACCTGCAAGAATATCTTCTGGTTTTGGCAGGTTTGCAGCATGCTTACGATGTGCCATAAACTTATGTGCAGTGCCTTCACCAACACAACCAGCGATCAAGTCAGTCAATTCACTGGTGCTAGAATCTTCATCATAGCAAAACTGGCTAGCAAATGTCCAAGTACGTGGAGTAGCAAATGCACGACTAGGAGACTTCGGATCAAAATCAAACAAATCAGATTTTGCAAAACTTAGATAACCAACAATATCAGCGTGGATTTTGTTTTTAACAGCCCATGTTTGCCATGATGCAAAATCTTCACGCATTTCAAGGTGAACAAAACGATTCGCTAGAGGACTAGGCATACGATACGTAACACCTTTATCACTATCACGATTACCAGCAGCAACCATCACAACGTTCTTTGGCAGAGTATATTTGCCAATACGACGATTGAGCACCAACTGATATGCCGCAGCTTGAACAGCAGGAGCAGCCGAGTTCATTTCATCCATCAAAAGGACAACAACAGGATATTGTGATGCCAATTCTTCATCGGGCAATTCAATGGGAGGTGCCCAATCCATTTTGCCTAGTTCTTTATTATAGAATGGAATTCCACGAATATCAGTTGGCTCCATTTGCGATAGACGCAAATCGATCATATAACCACCAAGCTCTTCAGTGATTTCAGCGATAACTTCAGATTTACCAATGCCCGGAGGACCCCACAGGAACAAAGGACGTTGTTTTTTAAATGCACGAAGAATACGTGAACGTGCTTCTTCTGCGGTAACGGTACGATTTTCAGTAACTGCCATTTTAGTTGCTCCTAAGAGTTATTAATTGAAAGAGACTACAATATACTATAAATTTTAAAATCTGTGTGTTGTATTTGTACAACGTTATTTTTATATTTTTGATAACAATAATGAGTTGCTAGTTATGCAACAATAATTTTTACTACAGAAACTCTATTGTATATAAAAAGGGATTTGTCGTCAACTTATATTTCTAGGGTATCTAGATATTGTTGTAGATTGTCTGCGTGTAATTTTAGCATTACTGTTTCTTGTTCACCTAACAGTATGATTTTATCTTTTCCTTGAAGGTAATACGGGCAAGTAAAAAATCTTGATAGTTGAATTAATGTACGATTACGCAATGGCTCTGATAACGTACATTCATAAATTGAAATTTTAGTAAATTTTTTAATAAACTGTAGACCCGATTTACTGAGTCTTAGATTGGTTGGGTCAGTATGATTCCACCACCAAACTCGGATATATTGTGAACATTCAGATGAGCTATATCCGGCTGCTGCTAATATGCCTTCGGTATAGCTCTGTTGATTACGGGTAGATTTGGTCACCTTGCTTCATCAAGACTACGGTGAATTTGTCTGTTTTAAAAAGAGTGTTCAGTTTTTTGCAAAGATTAATAGCGTGACCACTGTTACTAAAGCTAACTTTCTTATATTTTGGACCAGGATATGCAATTAACATATTTTGTGCTTTTAGGTTTATGGGATTTCCATCATAAAATACCGCCCAAATACCTTCGCTGCTTAACACTTGGTCACTTTTAAAGTTTGTTTTATTAACGTGTTCTAGTAACACGGTTGGTTTTGGTCTAGACATAATAGCATTCCTTGAATATATATTTATCTTAAAAATATGTGGACTTTATTAAAATCCACCACCATCAAGACTAATTTCAGATGATTTTTGTGGAGTACCTTGAGATTTAGACTGCATTTCAGCAATATAAGCTAAAAGAGTAAAAATATCTGAGTGTAAATTTCTAGCTTCATCGGCTAATAGCATTATCTGTTTGCTATTAGTCTGATTTAATTGTTTGACTTTATTATTAAAGTTTTGTATCGATAGACTGATTTGTTGCATCATTTAATTCCTTTGATTTAGTATTTGCTTCTGATTCTGATCCAAACGGTCCGTAATACTGATACCTAGAAATGGTAATATTTTTTGGGCAGAACACTGTCTGCCATAATCCATTTGTGTTTATAGTAAAATAACCAGCACAATAAAAACTTTTACTTTTTGGTAACTTAGAATATATTGCCAATTTTCTTTGTACATCCCAAACTTGATTGTACGCTCTTCCAACTATTGGGAAACTGTAGATTGATTTTTGTTTTGTTGTATTTTGTTTTGTAGATGATCCAAAACGTATGTTGTATTTTTTCTTTAGAATTAATACATTTGGAAAATGTTCTCTTTGTTCGTCGTGTACATAAACACACCCGCCATCTTCTGTTGCTTGAATGGTGGCTATTTTTTGTCCGTCATCTTCGACGACCCAAAATTTATTTTTAACAATTGGCTTTGCAATTCGTTCTGACATTTTGATCATTTTGATAATGTGTGATGTGTAATTATTTTTCCAATTTCTGTCCCAATATCTTTATCTGAATCGATAACATACATATCTGGTTCTTCACCATATTGTCCTTTATCGATTGTAACTACGTATCCACCAGTTGCTTGGTGTATACTTAATGTAAGTTTTTTATTTGGCAATTTGTTACTTCCTCCTAATGTAAAATGTCCTATATCTGCTACAGACAAAGGTTGTATTGGTTGTATGTTTGGCATGCTATACGATGCTCCTGTATTAACATTAAATCCCTGTGCAGATTGACTCATATATTTCCCTTTATAATTTGTATTATTGTTTTAAAGATTCCATCATAATTGCCTGTGCCACTTGCTTTGCAAAATCATCACTTTCATTAATCATGTAAAGTTTATATGACCATTCGTCTTCTTTCTCGGAGTAGTGACCTGCTTCTAAAACATGCCCTCCGACTGCTGGATATAAAGTCAACTTCATTCCGGTAACATTAACCGTTTCGTCAACTTCGTTGTTTTGCATCATTGTGCTTATTCTTGAATGTCGTCTTTTTAATCTTTCTTTTTCATATTCTAATTCTTGACGTGCTTCTGATTTTTTAATTTGAGTAATTAACCATTTAATGAACATTATTAACACCCTTTCTTTAGTAATTCCATACTGACTATATGAGAAATTCCAGTTGTCAAATCATTGTCATCTGGTATAACATAAGTGCTAGTAGTATTATGATCTACTTTTCTATCATAATGACGAACTTCTATAATAGTACCCCCCTGTGCGGGTAATACATTAAATCTAAGACTGTTATCCATGGATAATGAAGATTCATCTATTGATTTTACGTGACTGACTGTGCCAATATTATTGACATGACGATCATATTTGTAACTATGCTCCCACATATCTCGAACTTTTCTATAAAGCCATTGATCAAACCATTTCATTTTTATTCTCCTCTTCTTGACATAGCACTCGCATAATTTCAAATTTGTCATACAAATCTTTTAGACCTATATGGCGTTCCATTAATGCTTTTAATTTTTCTTCTTCGTCACGTTTTTTTCTAGCCCAATCTAATAGTGACTCTGCTTCATGATTCAACCCTATGTTTACACTGCTCATGTTAATAGGGACATAGTTATTGCCATCATATACTTCCATTCTTTGTGCGTTAGTATTGAACCTCACATTACCTACATTCTGCAAACCACTGTGTGCATTTATGTAGGTACTGGTTGACCCACCCATAACTTGCATATACTTTCCTGATCCATGAACACTATTAATCATATGTACTCTATTAATAAAATTGAGACGATCAATCCAATCATCAAATAAATTATGGAATGAACTAATTGATCGATGCCGATCCACATCCAAAACTGATTACTATCTGGAGTCATCCTAACAGTTATTCTACGATGTGCACAATCTATACTATAATGTAAGACTGCATCAAATACTGCTAACATAATACATGCTTGCAGTCCTAAAAAATGCATTAGAATTACATAGGTCAACGCACCATGCAATCCAGCGTGTTGGAGTCCTCCAATACGCCAAAAATGCCCTTTATCTCGTAGCATACGATCAGTTTGCCAACAAAAGTCCGCTAAAAAATGTTTAACAAACAATAAAGATAATACTAACCATGTTGTCACTCTGGATACTCCGCACCAAGAAATTCACTATATTGTGTTGCTTGTTCACTCAATCGTACTAGTTCGTATTTTCCGCAAAATTTAAGAAATTGTGCACCGACCATCGGCTTAGATTTTTTAACTGAACCATTTGTAATTGTTTCGTCAATCTTAGTACGAATCTCTGGTGGTTGTGCAGTCAAATCTACTAGAGTTACATTTCGATTATAATCATCCAGTACACGATGTTCTACACCATTGTGGTCAGTCCACCTCTGCAACATTAAATTGTTCCAGTCATACCCTTTTTTTGTTTTGTCGGCGAATGCTTCTTGTAAGCCAACCTTGGACTTGCTGCCTTTAGTGCGAACGCCAGGATAAGCGGAAAAAATATTATCGCTTGAATCACCACGAATACATTTTTCAAAAAGTATCCACTTAGGGTCAGGAATGACTTTGGGTAGTTTTGTTTTTTTATCAACAACAATTTTTCCATTTTTATCAAGAATGCCTTCTAATGTATGTAATTCTTCTGAAATGCCATTATATTGATTGACGTTTTCTGCTAAAAGTTGATGAAAATCTGAATCGCTACTAACAATAGTATGATGATCATCTGGATGTGCTTGAATGAATCCAGCAATCAAGTCATCTGCCTCTAATTCAGGATGTTGTAATACAGTACAATTTGTTTTTTCTGTGATGAATGTTTTAAGGTCATCAAATGCTTCATAGAACAATTTTTCTTCTTCTTGTTCTGCTTCAGTCAATGCAGCACGTGCAACTGCACGATTGGCTTTATATGGTGCATAAAAATCTTTACGCCACGAACGTCCTTCGAGGCAGAATACAACATGATCTGCTCGTTGTTCACGCCAACATTTACCAATACTGCCTAATGTTACATGAATAGCAAATCCAAGTTTATCCCATGTATCAGACTGGCGATGGGCTGCATGTCTTGCACGGAAAAAAGTGTTAGCTGCGTCTACAATAAGGTATCTCATATGTATATAGTAGCATATTAAATGATTGATGTCAAATGTGGTAATAAAAAATCAGCCCATTTTTCATGAGCTTCTGCACCAAAATGATAATTTATATTTGATTTAAATCCGTTATCAGTTAGCCATTGCCAATATGTAAACTTTTTATCATAAGGAGATAGAT